CACAACGTAAATATAAACCACTATGAGGCTCAACGTCGGTGTATGGATCAAACTTAATAGCACCTACGGTGATGATAACACTATCTGGCTCAACGCCTAGTGTCTCTAAGTCTATCATTCCATGTACAGCCATATTATACCAACTTCATTAAGATGATTACTTGTATTACTAAAACTGCAATCGGCACAATGGTTCTTACTAGTTCCATTATATGATTGTACTCGTCCAGCTTTCTTTCAAGTCTATTTCTTTTAGCTTTCATCTGCACCTCCAAAGTCAAATAGGTTATTAAATGTATTTTTTTGTAGTGTACTTGCAACATCATAATTAAGCACACCAATTAAATTATCTAGCTTGTTGTCAATAATAGTTGACTCCATAGCATCTCCATCAAATGGAAGTTCTTTGAACCATTCAGGAATACGTAGTTCATCTGTAGGATAAGCAACACTTGTATAGCCTAATGGATTTTGTTTTAGTTTACATACAATAACTTTCATTCCATCTACAATCTCTTGCGAATACTTGTCGTTGTTCATACGTTTAAGTGTATTCCAATTGATACTTGCTCGAACGTGTCCGGGCATATTTGCTTTACCTTCACGTTGTTCCTTACGTTGATAATCACCAATCCTGTTTGCACGTTTAGGTGAACCTTTTTCATAACCAGGACGTAGTTTAAATTCTGTTCTAAATTCACTAATACGATCTAGTATTTCTTTTTCAGGAGTTTCTTGTAACACCATCATTAGTAGCTCACTTAGAAAGTCTTGCATAAACACAGGAGTATCAGAACGTTTAAGATCTAAGCCCATAGCTTTAACCTTACCATCTTTACCTTCCACGTCCATACGTTGTCCTTCGTTGTCATATATCAAAGCCGCATAACGTTTCTTTGTAATATACAATCCGCTTTCTGCAACAATCTCTCTACCTGCCGCAATAACATCTGATCTGCTCTTAGGACAATGAAAAGCATCCATCATAAATTTAGGAAATGTTTTGTTTGCTTCTTCACATACTTGATCATAAAGTTTGATAACACTATCCTTTGTCCAAGGAATCTGTCCTGCTTCAATCTCTTTCTTTAGTATTGGAAATGCACTAAAGTACACAGAGTCAGTATCACCATATATAATACTATCTCCTACGTGATCATATGTGCCTGTAATAACTTTATTAACTTCTGCACTCATGTGTTTTGCGATAGCACGACCAGTAAGTGTAGTACTTTGGCCAATGCGTTTATCAAAAAACCTACAACCAGGGTTAAGAATAGCACCGTATAAACTGTTAAGATTAATTTTTTTAACAAGCTGACGTTTATCCCAAAACGCAATTTCTGTTTTATTACCTGCGTCAATGGCTTTTCCTTTCATAGCTTGAAGCTCTTTACGTTCGCTATACCAACGTTTTAACAAGCCTGGAATAACACCATCGTGTTCGTTAGTTAGTATAGTACCGTTAGCAGTTAGCATCCATGGTTGGTTGCTATCAAATATTAGTTTGTTAACTTCCGCGGCACTTAACATCTCGCTATCGCCGTTCTCAAAGTCTACTGTTATGTTGAAGTCTTTTCTTTTCTCCATAACTGCTTCATACTCTAGTGTACCGAACTTACCTTCCCATGCACCTGCAAACGACTTCTTCTGTAATGTCATTTGATCTTGCACGAATGCTTCTGTATGTTCAGGACGTAGTTGTCCTACAATAGTTGCAGGATCCATATTCAATGCACGAATAACACTAGGATATAGACTGTTCAAGTCCATTGAACCTATCCATTTGTGTAAACCTTTTTTAGGAAATGCAACATAGGCACCTGCCGCCGCAGTATTTTCTTCGTCACGTTTAGGCCTGTTAGGAACCTGTAGTCCTCTGTGATGTGCTTCATTAATAATTGCTTGTTCTGTAACTGCTACTGCACCCATTGTGGTCTGTAGCAAAACAGTATTTGCATGAGCTAGTTCATTACTAAGATCAATAAACCTTAGTTTTTTGTCCAGCTTGTCCAGTAGTGCAACGTCTTGTCTGTTGTACTCAATGAATGTCTTGAAGTCATTGTTATAAAGTTGATCGAGTGTACCTTCGTAAACAGTTTTGTTTTCACCGATCTCAAGTTCGCCAATAGCGTCAAGTCTATATGTGTGTCGTTCTTCATATGTGTATTTACGATATAATTCTAAACTATCTAAATGCACTCTACCTATTAGGTCATAGGTTTCAGCCTTCTTACCATACTTCTCATACTCACGTTTCTTAGGAAGTTGTTTCCATAAACAAAAACGTCTTGTGTCATCTTTGCTCAATACACGTTTCACTCTGTTTACAGTATAAGGAATATCATAACCTTCACTGTTCCAACCAGTTAGTATGTCTGCGTCTTGTATGATATCAAGAAATGCTTCAAGCATATCACCTTCTTTTTCATACAAGTATGTATTAGGGAATTCTTTGCATTGTTCTTTTGCTTCTTCCATTGTAAGTGTCTTAGGAGGAAGTGCAAATGTTACAAGACTATCTAGCCATTGTAAGTGTACTGTGATTGCAGTTATTGGCATAAACGGATCGCTTGGATCAGCAAATCCTCTTTCTGGATCAAAGTCAGTCTCAATATCAAAAAAGCAAACGTTTAGTTTAGGAGCATCTACATTTAAGTATTGCTCACTCAAGCATTGGAATATTGGATTGACATCACTCTCAAATAATTCTTTGTTTTGATTTATAGCAAGTTCTTTTCTAAACTGCTTTGTATTTCTAGCTACTATTCTATTTAGGGGATCACCGTAAATACTTTTATACTTTCCTCTTTGATCTTTATAATAGAAAGTGTACTTTACAGGATATTCTGTGAAATGTCGTTTACCTTCTTTACGTTCTACTACTCTTATAACGTCTTGGTCACGATCGAATTGTGCATCTACGTAGCTCATTTATTCTCCTTTGTATGTCATTTAAGGCTGACAAATACCAAACTGTCGCTTGTGGCCGACTATACCTTCTAGTTGATCCAATCACTGATTAGACCGATTATATATATTATTGTAAGTCCTGCATTTAAAACAATCAAGGACTTTTCTTTCCATAGTATGCCTATTGCTACCCAACCTAAATTTGAAAATGTAAACGCATAACTATACCAAGGGTACATATTAAACGCGGCCAATGTTGCGGCCCCTATTAAGGTTGCAGTAAAAAACCATGCCAACGGCTGATATGGTTTAGCCTGTATATCTTTTGTTTCTAAAGTATTCTTTGTCATTTATTGCCTTGTCGTCTATCCATTTATCGTAATGTGGTTTGCCTGTTTTAATGCTGGTAGCTTTAACACCCCAACTGAATAATTGTTGTTTTGTAAAGTCTGTCCAATCTTTGCCTGATCTAGCACCTCTGGCTGTCCAATAATGTATCTCGTTACCTTCGTCATACAATTTATTAAAGTGATCAATACGTTCTTGAATTGGTCGACTTTCCTCATAATTACTACCTTCAGTATAACATAAAGTTCCGTCGATGTCAACCATAAAGATCATATAAACATTCTCCAAAGTGCTATGGTATTCATAGTAGTAAACCATGCGGTTAAGATCATAACCCATGCTGAACTTCTATAGTATGCTCCAAAGAATCCTGCTATACTTCCTATCCAATAAAATGGAATGAATATATCTGGTCTTGGTGCAAGAACCGTATAGGTAAGAATACCGCTACCTATAATAACTGTAATAGCACTTACCATTTCTAGATAAAATGCTGTTGGGTGAGTATCGTAACTCTGTTTAAAAAAGCCCCTAATACCCACTACTTGTCTTTGCCTACTGTAACTACCAAAGTTTCTAGATCGTCAAATGCATCTGCAACTTGTGACCAATCACCTTTGTGTGCTACTTTGATTGCTTTGTTAATTAATGAAGGCTTGATGTCAAGTTCTTCTGCTACTGCTTTTACAGTATCTTTAAGTCCTGCATTAAGATCTTCAACTTCTTGCATTACTTGAGCACCTTCATTTACAAGACGTTCTAGCTTTTGCTTTTCGTCCTGTCCATATACTCTATCACTCATTATATTCTCCTAATTTAATTGTATATTATACACTAATTGCCTGTGGTCTGTCAACTGAAATATTGCCGGCAATGACAATTCTTTCTTTATCTTTTTCTTGTGGCGGAACACTATGCGTTACCCAACCTGGAAATACAATCATTAATCCTGAATTTGGATATATTGCATTCTGACTAGTTGGAAACACTAGTGGTGAATCATCTGGTTCAGCGTCTACGTAGTAAACGAAACTCCAAATGGCCGGGTGATGTGCGTGTGGTCGACAGCTATCACCTTTCTTATAACAAGCACCCCAACAGTCAGTTGCATAGAACTCTCCATTAGGAATACTTACTAATCCACCCTTGATAACATCAATAGCAAAGTCAATAATTTTTTTAAAATCAGCATCTTGAAACATTGTCCATTTAGTCATGTCTGCCTGGACATTAGTTTTTCTATATTGCTGATCTCCTTGTGCTTTGATCTTTTCCGTAAGAATTGGTTTGATGCTTTCAGCCTCTGAATAAATCATTGTGAAAACATCTGCCGGTTCATTAAATTGTAAATTCTGTACGTTAGGTGTCAACATACATCTATTTAATCTTATTTTATTTTGGTAGTATTTAAGGTGGCTTTGTATGCCTCTTCAAAACCTTCTAGGTATATATATGATTCTTCGTTATACCAAACTCGTTTGAAATAACTATCGTAACAACTTAAGATACATTCTTCCGTTGTATTAAAATGACCTTTTACTATCCAAAAAACTCGGTAAGCATCTTTACGTGTTACTGGATCCAATCTCTTCCTCGTCCTTTGATTTATATTGCCACTCGTCAGTATGTCCGACGGACCACTTTGGATTATTTTCTACTGTGTAATTTTGTGTACATACTTTGAAGTCTGGTATTTTACGATCGCCAACAACAAGACTTTGGTCTGTGAATATTGTTCTATTGTTTGGTTGTGCGGCAAACTGACCATTGTTCATTTTAATAAAATTAAATGATTTGTGTTCTGGATCGTGTTCTGAAAAATTAACATTAAGAGTTGAATGTTGTGAATGACACGTATCAAGTGTAAACATATATTCGCCCTTGTGCATATTCTTATCCTTACCAAAGAACTCACAATCTGCTAACATAGGTTTTTTGATTACTGTAATATCATAATCAAAGCAATCCCATATCTGTAATGTATCTAGTGGTAATTGGTCTTCTGGATTAATGTCTGTTTTCCAGACAAATGCTGATAAAGGAAGTTTATCATATAGAGCACCATACTCTGTTAGTAGTGTTTCCACATACAACGCCTTGCCCATTATACTTCTGATTGAAATCCATATACCAGGAGTAAACTCTCCGTGACCCTTTTGCAGATCATATAAGTATTCCTTTTTAACGAATACTTCGACGGGTGGTATGTTATGGACCAAGAAAGCCATAGAACTCCTCGTTGTGTTAATTTAAAGTATTTATCGGAAGTTTATTTTTTAGCTACGAAAGCCTGGCCTTTTTGAATGGCCTTTTGGAATTTTCTCCAGCCAGTATTTGCGTCTAGCTTGTTCTTTCCATCTGTCCACTCAGTACCTGTATATGTCCAAGTAGACTTTCCATCTTGGTATGCACTACCGCTTGGAAGATCACCTACGTCTCTGACAGGATCGCCTTTTGCAACAACCTTGGGCTCTACACTTGGAGCCGATGCTTTTGTATTTGTTTTAGGTGCTTTTGCAGTTTTACTACCCTTGCCGTCGTCTGGTCCAAGTCCTAGTCCTTTACGTAATGCTGATCCAAAGCCTGGTTTGATAGGCTCTTTGTTACCATGAGCACCACCATACTTTTTACTTGCCTTCTTGGCAAAGTTAGATATTGCACCATCGTCACCAGTAAAGTATTCTGCACCTGCCTTAGCTTTTTTAAAGGCAGTTCCTAATGGATTTTCGTTGAATTTGAATGTTTCGTTTGTGAGGTGTTTTATTTTCATTACATCTTTACGCAGTTATCAACAGTCTTACCGCCCTTTTTCTTTGTGCCCATACGTTTGTAACCCTTCCAGCATACCTTGCCATCAACACCTTTTTGTTTTTCTTCATCAAGTGTTGTGTAACTTGGGTTGCCGCAATCTGGACATTTTGAAATAGCTTCTGCTAATTTACCTGCTAAAGACTCTTTGTAACTTACTTCTTTTGTTACTGTTTCTTTTACACTTTCGTTGCAATCACAATGACTACAACTTGCCTTGCACGTACAGTCTGCTTCTTTTACATCTGCACCACAGCATTTATCTGAACAATAACCTTCTTTTTCTGTAAGGCTTTCACTAACTTCTTCGAACTTTTGTTCGTAATCCATGTTATGATATACTGCACCAATGTAGTCTGATGCTTTAGTAATCTTAGATTGTACCCAACCTTCTAAGCCTTCTTGTTCTGAAACGTTCTTAAGCATTTCATGTAACTTAATAGAGTACTTTGCAATCTTGTACAGTTGTGCTCTCGCCATTTGTACTTCATGATCTTGCTCTACTTTAGAAGCCTCGTCGGCTAAATTTTCTTTAATTAAGTCTTTACTGTTCATGTTAAGTTCCTTACTATTATTTAGCCTTTTTAAGGGTTGACCAAATAATCCGTGACTCTTGTTATCTAGTGCGTTATCTCCTGGTTTCTGTGTCTTAGGCTTCTTCTTACTGTTTGCTATGTGTGGATTAGCCACTGTTGCTATGTTACCGGCACTAGTTGAACCTGCTGTAGCAGTTTCCATTGCTTCTGCTGGAGCCGGTTGTGCTTGTTTCATAAGCAATTTAAACTTACCAAACAACTGTGGGTCTTGCATCATGTTCTGTATAGCTGTGGCGTAAGGAGCAATAGCTTTAACTATGTTAGGTGGTAATGTACCGCCCTGTGCTACTTTATCTAATCCTTTAGCTACCATTGAACCACTTGCATTTCCACCAGCAACACCTTTTAGTGCTGTGGCTCTTTGTGCAACTTTTTGTTGTGCTTTTGGATCCGGTTGTGCTGGTTCTTGTCCTGGCTGTTGTCCTTGAGCAGGAGGTGTTCCAGGAGCCTCGTTTACATCGTATGCTTTTCCTTTGTGCTTATCGTTGCGTGGAATATCTTTAGTTTTGTCACCATGGCTTCCTGCGGCCCCACTTTTACGTAGGTCTTGCATAGCCTTTGCATTAGGATCTCTTGGCTTGTTAGCTTTAGGTTTTTTAACTTCTCTTAAACGCATAGTAATATTTATCTTTTCATTAGTTGCATGATCTCTTTTAAACTTCCATTGATCATGTGTATTCTAGCTTCTTTTTGCCCACGTAAACGTAGTGAATCATATCTATGATGTCCATTTACAATATAACCATCTCTATCAACTAGTATAGGAGAGTATTTCCTATCGCCTGTACGTTGTAATGCTTTACCTAGTTTAGCCCAGCTACGGTCACGTTGTACGGGCTTTAGCTTGTCTAATGGCACCTTGCCCTTGTGTGATATAAACTGTGGTACATCTTTGCTTTTAACCTGTGGTGGTGCTTCTCCATCTGTAGGCTCAGGATCAAAGTTATGATCTTGATAGCCAGCTACATCACCAACTTTGTAACCTAAACGTTTTAGGTTCTTGATCATGTGTTTAGCTTCTACATCTCCACCAAAGAAGTTTAACATAATATCTTGATCACCCATGTTAGCATCATCTTTATTTGTTGTTGCTATGTTGGCCATGTTACGTCCTAGTTTCATAAAGTCGTAATCTGTAGCATCTGAATCTATTGAAAAGCTGTTCTTTGGTAAAGGAATAAGATCGCCTTCTTTAGCCATCTTTGTTGCTGTTGCATACATAACCGCATCAGCATCTTTACCATAACGTTTCTTAAAGTCCTTTGAATTCTTCTTCATGCCTTTTACGAAACGTTCTTTATCTTTTTCTTCGCCCTTACTCAATTCTCTTTCCTCAACAGGTTTTTCAAAATACTGTTTTAAATTATTTGCAGTTCTTTCGAACTTATGATCTTTGTGTTTAAATCCTACACCACCTGAAGCTTCCCACTTACTAACGTTTTGACCAAAGTCGTCAATTAGTATGTTAGGAGTTCCGTCTGATTGTGTTGCGTATTGACTTTTGTTTGCACTAATAATAACTTCTTTGGGAGGAAACTGTGTTAAATGTTTCTTTACCCATTCACGTTTACTAGGTTCTACTCTTTCATCATCAGACATAGGAGCACTTAATATTGTGTACTCTCCTTTTAGATCTTTAATGATGTTTAATAAGTTTTGTGAGTTTGAAGTAGGTTTTAAATCTATCCAAAAGTCTTTTGTATCTCTAATCTTTTGTAATGCGGCCGGAACATCTTTTATTTCTTTCCAATCGTTTACACCTAATAGTTTTGTCCAGGCATCAAAGAAGTCTACAAGGACACCGTCCATGTCAACGTATATTTCACTAGCACTTGATATCTCTTGTTCACTAGCTTCGTTGGCTTTGTTATTGCCTTTGTTCTTATAACCAAACCTATTGTTAGGTCCTTTTCCTGCCTTGTGTACTAAACCCATTGGCTTAATAGTTTGTGGCATAATTTTCCATTCGTTCCATATCTCTTCCTTTGACTCAGCTAATCCTAAATTGAATAATGTATTTGGATCACTATTTTTATGAGCCTTCTTGTGCATATTATAAGCTGGAATTCCTTTTTTGTCAACCTTTAATCCTAGTTTGGCCGCTTGTTTTTTGATTTCGTCGGGACCTACGTCTGCTGTAGTATTAACACCTGGTACAATTAATCCACCATTTTCATATAGTTGACGTAGCTTCATTACTTCTTCTTTCTACCTCTAAAAGCAGGAGTACCTGTCATGTAAGGCTTACTGAACCAAAGTTTAAACCAATCTTTGTCACCAGGCTTTACACCCATCTTCTTTTCTTTTTTACGTATAGCGGTAGCAGTTATGCTAGGGTTCTCGTCAACCTTGTATTCCGTGTAGCCTTCGAACTGCCCTATCCCTGCTAGTCTCTGTAGTGTTTTTATATCGTCCATCATCTTTATAAAGTGTTTCTTTGTGTTTGTTTTTAAAACCTGTTATACGCATTTTTAAGTTGTCAATCTTTTCATCTAAAGACATATCCTTAAACGTCACTTCTTTCTCCCTGACTTCATGTTAGCACACCAGTGATACATCTTTGCTTTTTCACCTGATGCTTTTTTGGCTTTCGCCCTTAAATCTGTTACCGAACCATTACAACTTGCACCTGACTTCTTTACTCGTCCTGGTCTGGATTTACCTTTTTTTTTACCGTCTGCAAAGTTTTCATTTGTTTTTCTATCAGCAACAAAGTTACCCTTAAAGCCTAAGTTTTTAAATAATGTTACTGTTGTCTTTGCACTTCTTAAAGCCTTTTGCATAAGCTCTTGTTCGTCTTTAGCTCTTTCGTCATAAAAACGCATAAATCTATCTGCTTCTTTAGGTGTAATATAAAGTTTGCCACCTACTGTTATTTCATTGTCATTTGCATTCCAACTTAATGGAAAAGGTTTGGTGTCTGAACGTGATGCAATATTATTAATTACATCTAGTTTAGGCTTTTGTTGTTTTACTACTAGCTCGTCTAGGTTTTCTTGTACACCCATACCAGCCTTAACTTTAGTAAACATCATCTGTGCTAGTTTCTCATCTCCAGCAACACCTTGTTTGAAAGTTTCAAAGTCGTTGTCAGCGGCCGCGGCTTTCATTTTACTTGCACTCATACCTTCTGCACCTTCGGCATCTGGATCACGTTCGCCTGCACTTACTATATTGATTGAATTAAAATTATAATCTTTTCCGTTGTAGTCATTTAATAGTTTTTCAAATGATGCAACTCTATCTGATCCTGCTACATAAACGATATCTGTATAACCGTCCTTCTCAAGTTTTTGCATAGCTTGGATAATTGTTTTTACTGCACCGTCACCTATTGTAACGCCTTGAAAACTTTTTTGTGCAAAGAAAACTTTCTCTGCAAATGATAAAGGATCTGTCTTAGGCTTTTGTGTATGTGTTAAGAAAAGAAAAGGTTTACCTTCCTGTTGCTTAATAACATCAACTAACTTTGCGTGTCCTATTGTAGGAGGATTCATTCGCCCAAAGGCAAATACGGCAGTTTTAGGAGCCTCGAATAGTTCCCTTAGAAACATTAGTACTCTCCATCTCTGATCAACTCCATTTCTTCTCCATATAACTTTTCAACTATTGCAGTATAGTCTTCTTTAGTTAAGAGTTCTTCTGGACTTTTAGGAATATCGTATTTAGAGCAGTAATGCTTACAGCCCTTTTCTATCATTGGTGCTAAGGTTTCTCTTTGATCAACAACTTCGCCCTTCTTCAACTTATCCTGTATGTATGCCATCATTGGATAATATTGTTTGCGATAAAACATAGGATCGTTTTTCATGTGTTGACATAAGTCTTCAACAACACTAAACCCTAAGTCTGTTTCGTTTTGATCGTCTGTGAATTCAACAAGTTTTACCATTTGCGGCAACTCCAATATCTTGCTTTTGTTCTTGGTCCTGGATTATCGCAGTTGTGTCTTGCTCTAAAGCTCTTGCGTCTTCCAGGGTTTGATTTTTTAATTCTCATATTAGGATCACCAAAGTTTACTTTTTTAACGTTTTTAGTCTTTGGATCCTTGACGTATACTTTAAACTTCTTAACATCGCCTTGCATAGGCTTGCCAAGTTTTACTTTGCGTCCTTGATATTCTGCTTCGTCTACAAGCTCGTCTTCGTTGAACCACATATCACCGTATGCGATATAGAAGTCATCACCTTCATAAGTTTCCTCAACCCAACGGTTCTGCTCTTCAGCTTCTTTTAAATAATCTGTAAATGTTTTAGACATAGATAACTCCTGTACTAAGAGTATTTATCATAGTTTAAAGCTAGACGGAAATTTCGATATCGAAGTTATTGTGGCCTAGATCGAACAATTTATTAGCTAATCGCTCTGCTATAACAGTGGATTCGTCGTCATTTAGCTGTTTATGTAGCTCTACAGCTAATACAGTTCCACCTTCAGCAGTATCGTATGTTTCGTAGTTAGTTTCGTCTTCTAACAAGCCTTCATCAGCACATTCTAGTACAGTATCTACCAAATACTCATCTACTTCGCTTAACGCCTTGTTATCCCATACAATATTAATAAAGTTCTTCATGATATGTTCCTAGTGGTTTAATAAAATACTCTGTACAGTACCAGATGTATGTGTAACGTATGCTCTCACCCATACAAAGTTACCTGTAAAGTTGTAAAAATATGAACCCTCTGTGCCGGTTGTCTCAGTATCTGGTATGTCAAAAAAGTCAGCATCAGTTGGATTAGTTGCAAGTGTTCCTTGCATCTTTATACTACCGTTAAAACCTGATACGTTGTATTGTACTGTATGAAAGCCATCTGCTCTACCATAGTAACCATCACCTTTAAAGTTTTCACCCTTAATGATAGCTGAAGTAGAGTCTCCTGCGTGTACTTTATTTGACATTATTGTTTCTGAACTGGACATAATATTATTTATCCGAATAGTCCAGGCCTGGGTATTGGTACTCTTTTGGCACTTTTCCGTATCCTACTGCTCTGTCCCAGTCTCTCTGGGTGTAATAGTAAGGCTTTGGTTCAAAAGGTATGTCTTTCTTTTTCTTCTCAGCAACTATTTTAGTTTTCTTTTTCATACTAGTACTTATCAGTATTTGGTTGATAGATTAGCTTATCGATCCTCATAATGTTGTTATGTAAGAACAGTCTTACTATGGTTAAAATACTGTCATTCTTTACATATATGTACTTGCCCTTTAGATTACGTCCCTGTTGTAGGTCACGTATCAATCTATCTCCAGCTTTAATCTTGTCTTTGTTCTTTAAACAGTAGTCTGCGAAGTTAGGATCAGCAGTACCATTTAGATATGCTTTAAATTCAAAGCCAATGTCTTTGTCTACAGCAATAGTATTCTTTTGTAAGTTAGGTATGCTTGGTTCCCATAGCCAAGGAACATCTTTAAGTTTTTTAGCTATTACTTTTAACCAAGTTACGTTGTTAGAATATATACCAAGACGTGATCCTTCACATCTCAGCATAAAATCTTCTTTGTCTTGGAAATGACTTATTAATACTTTTAGATCAAAGAAATCATTTTCAGTAACATCAGTTTCTCTTTGCGAGAATCTATGAAACTTTAATCTTAATGGTTGTCCTTGACCGCTTTTAAGTTCTAGTCCGTCAATGATATCTCTAGCATTCTCTAGACGTTTGTTTCTAAAGATTTGTGTAGCGGAATTATATACTCCTAGCTTGTAGGCGTACTTGTCCCAAAACAGTTTGTTACTAGTTCTTTTGATCAACGACTTCTTGCTCCTTGACTTTATCGATATTTAATACAAAGTTATCGTCTTTAATATCGATATTTAATGTACCACCATCTTTTAAGTCACCAAACAAGAGTTTCTTGGATAAAGGAGTCTTAATGTCCTTGTCAATTACACGTTGTAAAGGTCTTGCACCCATCTTAGCATCAAATCCCTTGTCAACTAACAAGTCAATAGCGTCATCGCTTACTGTTGTCGTAACACCTTTTTCAGTTAGCATATTTTTTAGTTCTACTAGGAACTTACCAACAATTTTAATCATTGTATTCTTTTCAAGTTTATTAAATGTCATTGTTCCGTCAAGTCTATTTCTAAACTCTGGTGCAAAGAACTTTTTCAACTCTGTATCTTCGTAGTCTTTGTTAACATCACCAAACCCAATAGCATTTTGTTCAGCTTCTTGTGAACCTAAGTTGGTAGTTAGGATCAATACAATGTTTCTACAGTCAGCAGTCTTACCATTTGAACCTGTAACAAATCCATTGTCCATAATTTGTAATAATAAAGAACTTACGTCAGGGTGTGATTTCTCAATTTCATCTAACAGTAATACACAGTTAGGATGTTCTTGTAGTTTAGTAATCAATAGTCCTGCGTTTTCTTCAAAACCAACATAACCTGGAGGTGAACCTATTAACTTGGCAACACTATGTTTCTCTTGATACTCTGACATATCAAACCTTACAAGTTTTACGCCAAGTTGTTTAGATAGCTGTCTAGCAGTTTCAGTTTTACCTACACCAGTTGGACCCATGAACACAAAAGAACCAATTGGTTTGTTTTCTGCTTTAAGTCCTGCCTGTGCAACAAGTATCTTATCAACTATTTGATCTATTGCTAAATCTTGACCGTATATCTCGCCTTTTAGATTCTTATCTAAGTTAGCAAGGTTGCTTGTTTCTTTTTCTTTTACTGTTTCTTCAGGTAAGTTAGTTGCTTTAGCAAGTTCAAACTGTATTTCATCTTCACCAATAGTCTTTTCAGCTTTTGGATCTTTTAGATTAAACCTACTACAAGCACAATCAATCAAATCAATTGCTTTATCAGGAAGTTTTTTATCTGATTGGTACTTGACACTTAACTTAATTGCACTTTCAATAGCTTCATCTGTAATAGTTGTCTTATGAAACTCCTCATAATACTTTTTAATGCCTTGTAATATATCTTTTGTCATTTCTTTACTAGGCTCATCAACAGTTACTCTAGCAAACCTACGCATTAATGCACGGTCCTTCTCAAAGTACTTACGATATTCTTCCCATGTTGTACTTGCTACTACTTTGATATTACCCTTTGTCAGTACGGGCTTCAACATATTAGCTAAATCATTGGAACTTTGTCCGCCACCTGCACCTGCACCATTCATCATATGTGCTTCATCTATGAATACAATAGTTTTACCACGTTTCTTTAGTGCTGACATAACAAGTTTAAAACGTTCTTCAAAGTCTCCTCTGTATTTAGAACCTGCTAACATACTTCCTATGTCTAAGTTGTAAACACTATATTCTTTTAGGAACTCTGGAACTGTGTTGTTGACGATGTTCCAGGCAAGGCCTTCAGCAATAGCTGTTTTACCTACGCCTGGATCACCCACTAGCAATACGTTATTCTTTGCACGTCTACCTAAAGCAAGTGCAATAGAATCTAATTCGTCTATACGTCCTATAACAGGATCAATTTTACCTTTGTCTACTTCTAAGTTAAGATTAGTTGTAAATGAACGTAAAGCTCTAGTAGCCATACCTTGCATTTCTTCATCTTCGTAGCTATCAACTACTTCGTTACTTAGATAGTCTGCAAACTTATCTTTATCAATGTTACATTTTGCAATATGATAGTATGACCAACTTTTCTTTTCATTCATGATGCTTAAAAATACATCTGAACAATCAATATGGTTACGTCCACTAAACAATACTTGCGTAAATGCTCTGTTTAATACTCTTTCAACTGCATGAGTCTTCTTAGGCTTGTACTTTTTAGCCTGTGCTTTGTCTAGTTGAATAGTTTCTGTTTGCGTTTTTAAATAATTCTCTACATTCTTTTTAAGGAACTCTGGATCCGCACCATAGCCTTCTATAATCTTAGCAAAACTATCCTCGCATAACATCGCAAAGAGCAAATGCTCAATGGTTACATACTCATGATGCAACTTCTTAGAGACGTCTACTGCTTTATCAAAAACTAACTGTAACTGTTCGCTCGGTTCAACCATATAATTTAGTATCCTTAACTTGTCTTGATATTCGTTTCATTAATTTGTTCTGCTTCTTCTTTGCCATGTCTAATCTCAATCTACTTACTCTATCAATGTAGTTAATTCCATATAGATGATCATACTCATGACCAAAGATTCTCGCATTCCAACCTGTTAACTCTATTGTACACTCTTTTCCGCTAGAGTCAAGACACTCTGTTACCAATCCTACTGGTCTTTTAACCTTAACGTATAGTAATGGAAAACTTAAACAGCCTTCTTCGCCTTCAATCATCTCTTGTGCTACCTGTGTAATTTTAGGATTGATGATTGCAAAAGGTTTATCATCTTCGTAACCTTCTAGGCCTTTTGGCTTCATAATAAAAATTTGTGCATTGAGCTCGACTTGGTTAGCCGCAAGTCCTACACCTTGGTTCTTGTCCATAATCTCAATCATTTGTTCCTCAATCTCTTTTGCATTGAGCTTGTTGAAATCAAATGGATCTACTTTACGTTCTAACCAACTATTTGGGTGATATATCAATTTCATCTTTTATCTTCGCTAATCTTTCTCTAATTTCTTCGTTCGTTATGTTTGGCGTTATGCCTGTTACTTTAACATACAAGTTACCTGTTTGACCACTTCTTTGATCTGGTAAGCCTTGTCCACTAATACTAAACGTTGTACCTGAATTGGAGCCTGGAGGAACACTAACACTTAACTTTCTACCATGTAAAGTATCAACTCTAATGTTTGTGCCTAATAGTAGATCGAATACACTCACGTTTCTCTCTATATATAAATTTATGCCATCTACTTGGTAGTCGGGGTGTCTTCTGACTCGCACTTTTACAAACAGATCACCTCTAGGCATATTGGGAACATGATCTCCTCCCATACCAGGATACTTCATTGTATCACCTGGGCGTACACCTTTGGGTATTTTGATTGTTACTGTTTCTTCTCTACCAGTAGGTAGCCTATATGTTGCTATAAGCTCTTTACCTTTTACTATATCTTCAATGTTTATGTCAGCACCAATTGTAATACTTTGGTTCTGTGGTCTTCTTTGTGGTTGTGCAAACCCTTCACCAAAGAATCTACTAAACACTTCATTCATATCTCCACCATTAAAGTGGAATGAAGTACCACCGCCAGGATTGAATCCTTGCTGTTGTGGATCAGTAGTTCCAAACTGATCATACATCTGTCTTTTTTGTGGATCTTTAAGGGCTGAGTAGGCTTCGTTTATTTTTTTGAATTGTGAATCATCTCCACCCGTACGGTCAGGGTGATGTTTCATACTTGCTTTTTTGTATGCCGATTTTAATTCAGATTCTGAAGCTGATTTGTCAACACCTAACACATTGTAATAGTCCATACTATTACTTATCGGCTAGTATGCTATTTTTTGCTAGTTCCGGTATAAAGTCCGAACCAGGCCGCACCAGCACCAACTACGATACTAACCAATCCTGATTGTTCCATAGTAGGATTCGGTAATGCCATGTACCAAATTACAACTTTGTATAATAAAAATATGTAAGTTGTAATAAAAATACGTGGAAATATTCTCCAACTGTCTACTGCTCTTGCAAGGTCAATAAGTGATTGATATTTGTTCTTTGAACTGTCAACAACATTAGTATCAACCTCTAACTCTATATTAACTTTTTTAGTCTCCGCCACTGGCTTCGCCCCCTCTGACTTTATAGGTTTGTTATTAAGTTTTTCTTTTTCCATTTTTTATATCTTTTATCGCGTTTGTATTTTTTGCTATTGCGTCTGATTGTCCCTTATCTATCATTGCCTGTATTCTACGTCCCTTTTCTGCTTCACTATCTAAATGTAAATTTTTGTTTATAATTTTTTCAATTTTATGAAACTTTAATCTATCGTTGGGTATAAATCTCCAAACATATCCTTTGTCTCTGTATACACCAAATACACTTTCACGTAATCCTATCTTAACAATAATCGCATCGTCATCATCTAATATGATATGATCGCCTTCGTTAAAAGCAGGATTAAATTTTAACTTCAGTCCACTCATTAAGTTAACTGCAAAGTCCTTAAACCAGAAAGCCGCCGATATAGATATTAGTATAGCAATCCAAGGTGCTAAAATATCTGTAAGTTCCATTCCTAATTGATCAAACATTTTACTTCTTCTCTATCTTCTTTAAACGTGCTTCTAGCTCGTCAATCTTTTTAGTTACGTATGGATATTTCTTTCTCCAAGCATCATCTGGTTGCTGTAGCCAAGTCCAACCCCAACGTTCTACAAGGTAATCTGCTATGCGGTCAAAGTGGCCATACATCCAAAGTCCAAGTCTTGTTGATTTAAAATAGGTTGAAAAAGCAAGACCAAACAAAGACCCTACTAGAGCTGTGTAGATCCACAGTCTATCTGAAGCCATTCTTTCGATTATTTCCCACATATATACTCCTCGTATTATATGTGTATTTATTCGAAATTACTTGTTCTTGGAGGGTTTATTCTTAGTACCTTCGTAGTACTCTTTGTAAGACTTGATTATTTCGTCTTGTTGTAGCATATAAGCACGTATTTGTGCAAAGTTTTTAGCTAGTGCTTCATAACCTTCGTCAGTTAGGCCAAACAATACAGGATCTACGCCACCTGCTTTAAGTTTTTCAAACACTTCTTCAGCATTTTCAGACGTAATAATAGTCCACTTAATTTCTTCTAGTTTAGGTGTAAGTGGAGCAGGAAGGTTTAGAGGTTCTCTTTCAACTTCTTTACTAAAGATCTCTAACTGTTTTACTGCTGTACCGCAACTAGTAAGGAACGTAGTTAGGGTTAGCAATACTAGGACACTCAGAATTGATTTCAGATTTCTTAGTTGCATTCTTCTCTTTCTCCGTTAATGGACTTCCCATTGCAATTTCACTACATCTCATTGCATTGGCACTTCCTTTATTAATTATACGTTCTACTGACTCTGGTCTCTTAATTCCGAGATCACCAATATCACGTACTTCGCCTTTTCCGTTTATCTTGTTAAACTTTTTATCTAGTGCCGCAAACTCTTTCTTTAATTCATCATTTTGTTTTTCTAGATTTGCTTTGATTATGTTTTGCATTTCAAAGTCTGCTTTCATCTGTGTGATAACAGCTTTTTGACTTTCAACACTTTGTTCTAATTTAAGATTATTTGCTTCTGATGTAGCCAAGTCTGCTTTTAGATTCTTTACATACATAAAGCCACCACCAGCACCTGCTAACACTACTATTAATAATCCAATTTTTAAAGAACTAAACATTCTTGTTCTCCACTAGTTTAATAAAATCACCAACAGTTTTAACGTTGGCTTCTTGTTCTGATGTAATTGTTCCACCTGTTGCATTTTGTATAGCAATGGTCATTTCAACAATGTCAAAATCGTCAGCACCTAGGTCATCTATTAATGATGCTTCAGGTACAACCTTGGATACATCAATGTCTAAATGTTCTGCTATTGCTTTAACTACTTTTTCCATCTTCTTCCTCGTATCTCGGAGAATCACAAACCACTATTTCTATTGGTTTGTTATCCCCATCTTTAAACTCTTCGATTAATCTGCCTTCGTGTGCTCTACCACAATTTTGACAGTATTTAATCATACCATTGTTTTTGCTAAATCTGTTGTTTCGTCAACACGTCTTGTCCAACCTCTGCCAAATGTTTCAAAGGTACTTAAACTTTCGTAGTAACTTTGTCTAGCTTGTTGGAAATTTTCGATAGTTGACTCAATGCCGTGTGCATCAACATACTCAGCAACTTTCTTTAATGTATTAGGACCAATTCCACCGTCAGCTACTGTACCAATCATAGTTTGTAGGTATTTTGCTGAACGTCCTGGACCTGCGTTAACACCAAAGTCGAATACACATAAGTCTAATCCACCTGGTAGGTCATCGCCCTTCATTTTGTCCCAATAATTCTTTTTGTAAATAGGAGCAACATCTTCGACTAACAAGTCTTTCATGTCTTTTGTTCCGCCCCATTCATCGTAAACTCTTTTTGTAACGCCTAGATTAGTTTCTCCACCTGGATCTTTAGGGTGATTCACGTAGCCACCTTCGTGGTGCAGAATAGTTTCTAAGCACTTATCGTAATTTGATTGCATTTTTAATTCCTTTTAGTTACGACTGTATAGCCTTCATTGGAAATAAGTATCTTATCTCCATACTTTTCAATATCGTAGTCGCCTAAGTATTTAGTAAGGTAAATTGTCTCCGCCCAGGAATTGGCATTGTAGGACTCTGTTACAGACTTGTTAATTTCATCTGTTTTACCAAAATCAACAACATCTAACTTCAAGTCACCACTATATTTTCTTTTGAACGTAATGCTGTCCTGCAACATTTCAATACTATCCATATAGCTTTTGTTAAAAAAGTTCTTGTAGTTTTCCATGTTGTTTTCGTTGACCTTGATATCATATGCATCATTGTCTAGCGGTACTGTATTTGAAACCGATTCAACACTTACATCATTGCTTTTGAAACTTTTGTAATATCTAAAACGCATCTTGTCTAGCTCGGCTAGTTTTTGAACACCGTCTATAATTTCTACAACTTGCTCTGGACATTCAGCACATCTTTCCATTTCAACAAATACTTTATATGTACCATCTGGTTGTTCACCTGATGTTACGTCAGCATCTAATACGAAAGGATAACCTTTTTCTATGAAGTTCATCAAGTCATTGCCTGACTCTTTTGTTCTAGTTGAAAAACTCATTACAACTATGTTCTTATCGTCACCCATTTTTGATTTAAATGAGTCAACTTCAAATACATCGTAGACTAGTTCTTTAAGATCACCTGTTTGTAGTCCCATTATACTGCTCCACCTTCTGCACTAACTTCTGCATCTTGTGGCACATCATCTACTGCTGGTTGTGTTGTTCCTGTTGCTGGTTCACTTACGAAATCTGTTTGTTCTTTGTAACCACTGTATATATTAAGTATCAAATCCTTAGGCATTGTAATTTCTACTACCCAACAAGGATGTCTGTCTAGCTTACCTTTTTTAGTACCTGCACGTATATCGTCTGGTTTACGTATTTTGCGTGGTTTAATTACTGAAGTCTTTTTATATGATACTTTACAGTCGTAATCTAACAATCTTTTGCCACCCATTGGGTCTGGCATTTTATCCATAGGCCACATAAATTCACATGATACCCAATGACGCTCTATATTAGGGCCTGATACTAATTCACCATCTTCCCAGTTCTCGTACACATATAGATCTAATTCATCTAAAACACGTTCGAAGTCTTTTAATATACTAAAAGCGGTATCGCTTTCATATATACCTTCTACGTTTTTAACTATGTCCATTACATCATGCATCTGTTTTCACCTATACCTTATACACTTATTTATCCGGTTTACATTTATAAGTGAGCAGTTATGTCTGCTCCGCAACCTGATAAGTATTATTATAGATGCACTAAAGAGTTGTGTGTTTACAACTTTAAGGTGCCTTTATAGTAGATTAACTCATAAAGGAGATACTTAATGGGTGCAAAACGTGCCAAACGGCGTTACGAACAGCAACGTTCGAATGTTATTAACTTCAATACACATCAATCAAAACAAGTAAACATACTACCCAGAAATAGAAATCAAGAAACATATATGCTAAAACTGTTGGACCCCAAGAAAGACATAGTCTTCGGGATTGGTCCTGCGGGAACCGGTAAGACCCTACTTGCGGTCCAGGTGGCTATTAAGAATTTTAAAGACGGGTTGGTTGATAAAATAATCATTACTAGACCAGCTGTATCAGTTGATGAAGACCTTGGGTTTTTACCAGGAACCATGGAAGACAAAATGGCTCCTTGGACAAGACCTATCTTTGATGTATTCAAAGAATACTACTCTACAAAAGAAGTAGAAGGAATGATTCAAGACGGTATAGTTGAGATTGCTCCATTGTCATATATGCGAGGAAGAACATTTAAGAAAGCATTTATCGTAGCAGATGAAATGCAAAATGCGACTCCAAGTCAAATGAAGATGCTGTTAACTAGAATAGGTGAGAAATCATATATGGTAGTTACAGGAGATTTGATGCAGGCAGATAGAGCGTCTGACAACGGTCTTTTAGAATTTGTTAAAAAACTGGAAGGACATAGGGCGACTTCATGTATCGATATTGTAAGATTTCAACACAGTGATATTGAAAGACACAAAGCGGTTAGTGAAGTTTTAGATATTTACGGGGACTAGGACTCATCGCCAGGAAGGTCTGTGTCGTGTGAATCCACAACATAGGTTTTCTTGGCGTGTTGCCACTTAGACCAACCGTTGAATGTAATCTTATTTGTTTGAATTATAGCATTATGCCTGTCAACGGCAGTCTTGCTTAATGCACTTGTACGTGCAGTTACTTTTTCACGTTTAATAGGTACCACTTGTACCAGTGGTTCACCTAGTTTAATTTTTGTAATCTTCTTTTCAAGTAACATGATATTAATAGGACTTATCAAAGCACCTAAGTCATGATCAATTACACCTGGAATAGCTTCGTAGTTTCGACCTTCAAAGAAAAACATAGGAAGGTACATTAAACTCCAATCCTTAGGTTGCCATATCTTCCAAGGACAGTCTAGTTTTACTGCTGACTTAACACCAAACTTTTGCATAACAGAACTTACTTCATTGTGTACTTGATCTGCTGGATGAAATGCACTATTGTATTCAGGGTCTGAATATCTAGTTTCAACCATCTGTCCATCTTGGCTTGGAATAATTTCCATATCACACCAAGCAGGAATGATAAAGCCTGTTTTCATATAGTCGCCTATACCCGGACAAGCCTTTATAGTTTGATCGCTGTCTATTTTGTGTTTTTGCTTGTCAGTAAAAGTAGGCATTTGTTTCCAAGGGCCTGGCATAAATTCAGAAGCAGGTTTAATGGGTGCATACTTGCGTACAGCCCAATTCTCTGTTTCAAAATTTACTACTGCTTTTTCTTTTTTACTAAACATCTATATTATTCATTAATGGAAATATTTCTGCAATAACTTTGGCACAGGCATGAGCGATTTCCATGTGTTCTTTTTGTGTACCATTGGCACCACGTAGCTCAATGTAGTGTACCCAACTTCTTAAAGTACCATTCATATATAATTTAGTCTTAGTCAAGCCTTCTGGTAGTACGACTCTGGCTTGTTCTTTAGCAATACCATTTGCTATTGCCCAATCATATGCTTCTTTGGACATTTTGATTACTTCTTTTTGCATATGACCCCAATTCATTTCTAATTGTTGATCATGTACTTCAATTGAGTTTTGTCTATTCTTTGTATCCTGTAGTCTTGGTTCTCTATATGTAAATGCTTCTTCCATGTCTTGTGGATTTGCAT